CCAACTCACCAGCAGGTGTGCGCCGTGTAGATTTAAATATTCCACCAGGAGCGTTCACTGAGCAACAAGTATTACTTAATGAGTTGCGTACTGGTACACGTTATCCAGAGTCAAGAACTGGAAACATTGATGCATCAATAGTCACGGGACAAGGCGTTCAAGCGCTTATGGGTGGCTTTGATACACAGGTTAAATCAGCCCAAGCAATCTTTGCTTCTGCTCTTAAAGATGTTATCTCTGTCTGTTTTGAGATGGATGAGAAATTATTTAACTTTGTTAAAACAATTCGTGGTGTTGATGCTGGTTCTCCTTACTCACTTGAGTACACACCATCAAAAGATATTAAGGGTGACTACTCAGCCGATGTTCGCTATGGCATGCTTGCTGGTCTTAACCCAGCACAGGGACTTATCTTCATGCTACAAGCACTTGGTGGTAAATTAATATCTAAAGATATGGCTATGCGTGAACTGCCATTTGGTATTAACGTAACCCAAGAACAAGAAAAGATTGAAGTGGAAGAAATGCGTAATGCTTTAGTGGGTTCACTACAGGCATACACACAAGCAATTCCACAACTAGCAGCAGCAGGTGGGGATGCATCTGATATCGTGAAAAAAATCGCACAAGTAATTAAAGCCCGTCAAAAGGGAATATCAATTGAAGATGCGATTGAAGATATCTTTACCCCAGAATTGCCTCCTGCTGGTACCGAACAAATGGTTGAGCAAACGTCCCCTGCTCCCGCAGGTCCAGTAGGAGGTCTACCTTCACAAGCGCCACAAGGTGGTGGATTACAAAGTCTTTTATCTAGTCTAAGTGCAGGCGGTAGAGCAAGTGCTAGTGCAAGGACAGTAGTAAGAAGATAACTAAGGTGGGGGACAATGACAGCAATAGTTGGAATACAAGGTAAAGGCTGGGCTGTTCTAGGCGCAGATACTTTAACTACGTATACAGACAGACCTTATGTTGCTAAGGGATGTGACAAGATAGTTAAGATTGGTGAGTATCTAATTGCAGTTGCAGGTGATGCAATTGTAGGAGATATTCTTAATAACCTATGGCAACCACCTAAAGTAATTAAGACGCAAGACCAAGATAGATTTATGATGATTAGAGTATTACCATCTATAAAGCAAACAATAATAGATGGTGGATATGACCCAACACCTAAAACAAAGAACGATGATGATTCTGGATGGGATGCATTAGTTTGTTTTAATGGAAGGATATATCAAGTTAGTGATGACTATGGATATATGCGAGATGACAAAGGTTTATATGCAATAGGTTCTGGTGGAACCTTAGCCCTTGGTGCATTAGCAGCAATGGAGTTAGAAACTAAAACTCATGCTAAGGCATCTGGTGCAGCAAAGAAAGCAATCAATATAGCAATTCAATACAATGTGTGGTGCGGTGGTACTGCAAATGTTAAAACACAATTTACTAAGTAGGAGATATTATGTCAATGATGGAGCAAGGTGGATATAGAAAACCGAGTAACCCAGCCTCAGTATCAGGCCCTGGCGCTCTTAGTCAGCGGACTGATGGGGGTCCAACCCAACCTGCAACCTACATGGCAGGACTACCATACGGACAAGGACAACAGAATTACGATAACCAAGTAGCAGCACCTATGGCTGGTAATCCTGTACCACAAATGGAAATGCCAACACCATTACTAGCGCCTACTGCACGTCCTTCAGAACCTATTACTGCTGGTATTGACCGTGGTCCTGGACCTGGCTCTAATGCAATTGGAGCATTACCTAATACGGCTTATACAATTACAGATGTATTTAGAAATTTAATTGCTTATGACCCATCAGGTGATGCTGAGTTAGTCTATAGACAATTAGTTGACGAAGGATACTAATGTCCGTAAAAGTTAATTTTATAGTAGCAAAGACTAATCCTAATCTTTATGCTGCTGCTAAGGCTGCTAACTTGCCACAAGACCAAGTATCTCAGTTAGAACAATTTTCTTGGACAGTTGATAAAAATAAAAAACTTAATCAATTATCTGCCGATGCTGCTAGGAAAGAATACAACGAGTTAGACCCAGAGATTCAAGAAAAACTTAAGTATCTATACCCTAAAGCAAATTATATGCAAGCACCACCTGATGCTAGCGACTATGCACTAGGTGCATTAAAGACTGTTGGTAAAATAGTAGCCTCTCCATTAATTGGTATATACAAGGCTGCTGGTGTATATAACAGAGTAATTAACACACCTTACTTGGTAGCACGTCAGGCTGCTCAAGGTGAAGGTTTGTTTTCTATGCAAACTTGGACAGATGCTTGGGATGGTCGCAGAATATTTGACCACGGTGCATTGGCTGAAACTATTAACTATTTTGGTAATGAAAAAGTAGAGGTTGCAAAAGGATTTTTAGCAGGTAAAACACCAGGAGAAATTATTGCTGCATCTGGTGGCACAGTAAATCAAAAATTATTAAATGCTTTAGAAGAGTCACTTAACAATCCAGATGAGTTTAAGCAAGTAATGGATGGTGTTAAGTATGCACAGGTATCTCCAGGTAGAGATTTAGCCCGTTCATTCTTTAGTAAGAATCCAAATAGCAGTACTGCTACTGGAGATTATATTGATGGTAAGACTAAAGATATATCAGGTAGAATAGATTTCTTTTATCAGTTAGCAATTGACCCACTTACTTGGTTTACTGGTGGTTTATCATCTGCAGCCCGTGCTGGTACTAGAGCAGCACAGACAATACAAAAGTTTCCAAATGCCACTGGCGTTAAGATGGTGTTTGATGATGAAAAAAATGGTGTTCGTAAACTGTGGGATGACCAACTTGGTCCTAAAGTAGCAGACCTTATAGATGCTAAAAAAGCAGGAGATAGGGTAGCAGCCAAAACAATTACTGATGATATTAAATTAAATCATCCTGCATATAATAATGATTCAGCAATTAAAATGCTGGAAGATAATAATATTACTAGTGCTAAATCTGCGTTAGATTATTTTTCACAAGCAGAAAAACTACCATACTTTATGGGTGGTCGTATTGATGGTATTCAATACTCCCGTAATGGTATTGCTACTGCAAATACACATAGAAAATTAGCAATAGGTGTTTCTAAATTTACAGAAAAATTTATTAACCCTAGAGTTTTTGGTAGTGCTGAAGAAGCACTTAAAGCAACTGATGATGCTTGGGATTCTTTACTTAAACAATCTCCAGAAAATGCAGCCATTGCCCCAGAAGCAACTGACCTAAAGAAATTTCATGATAGTTTAACATTAAAACAAAAAATTCAAGTTGGTATAACCCGTCAACTTACTCGTTCACCACAAAATGCTGTAATAAAATTGGGAGCAGATGCAGTAGAAACTGCTGATGCGTTTAGATTAACCGCAAGACAGGTTATGCCTAAAGACATGGCCGAGTTTATGACTCAAAAATTTATTACATCTACACAAAATGACCAGATTTCTATAATGAAAGCAATTGATTACGCAATCATTGAGCGTTATGGCATTACTGGTGTACCTGGTGGTAAAGATTTAGCAATGGAAATTATAAATACCAAGTATGGTATATCCAATGCAATGGATGAGATTGCAGAATTACCAGTTCGTCCAGATGTAGCGCAAATTTTATCTAAAGATACAATAGTTTATCGTGATGGTGTGGCTTATAAGAAAACTGGAAGCGTTATTCAACCATTCCAAGAAACAAATGCAGTTGCTGCCCTTGATTATTTTATGTTGAGCGAGTATGCTTTCCAAGCAAAAAGAAAAAAGAACTTTTTATTGGGCATACAGGGTTCAACCTCATCTAAACTTGCAACTGAATTGGTAAATGGTTGGTCTTTGTTTACTCTTTTCCCACGTTTAGGTATACGAAGTGCTATTGACGAAGCAATGATGTATATCCTTACTGCACCTGCTAAGAATATAATGGATGTTTTTGTTCCTGGATTTTTAAAAGGCGGTGTAGGTCTTGGTAGAAAAGGAAGCGTAGCCTCAAATATTGCTTCATCATATTCTGGTTCTAAATCTGGAGAAAAATTACGTCAAGGTTTTGCTCGTAAACTTGGACTTAAGAATCCAGCAGAGGCTTTAGATATTCAGACTAGAGAAAATGCACTTATTAAATATGCTAAAGAAAAAGGACTTGCAGATACTGGCGAGTTAACTTCAAGCCAACGTAAATATGCACAAGCCCTTGCTGCTACAGATATCTACAATAGTAGGCTAATGGGTAAACTAGACCCAGATGAAAAAGATTATTTAGTTCAAGCCCTTGCTTTAAACTCACAATACTTAGGTGCAGCAACTCGTTCTATTACTAGCGCTGCCAACATTACTGGCAAGCAAGCCCCAGAAGTTGCTGAAGAGTTTTTAGATATGAATCAATTTGACCGTTTGCTTAAATCCCTTCAAGAAAACTTTAAGGTTCAGGGTGCAGCAAAAGGTAAAGATGTTGATGTTGGAAAGTTAGTAAGAGATGGCGTTCTTAATGGTATGGGCGTTGGAGTTATACACTTTGAAAACTTTGTAAAACGTTTTTATGGAAACCGTAAAAATATTTACGGTGACCTACAAACCTATAACTTTAATCCAGCCACAGTATTTTTAAACAATAATGCTCTAAGAGATACTAATGACTGGAATCGTGCTAGAAATCAATTGCTAGCCAAGGTAGGCGTTGAACGCAATGTAGAGGGAGTCTTTGATGACGTTACTCAACAGACAATGGATGAACTACAAGGTAAGTTTTTATATAGCATAAGAGATAAAAAGGCTTTAGATAGTTTTTTGCAAAGCAGAGGTTATACAAATACAAGACGCTCAGAGGGCGTAGATGATATTGATATTGCTCGTGACTTAGTAGAACAAATCTTAGCCGATACTTATAGGTATTTCCATGGAGATTCTCAAAAGTACAATCAAGCATTAATGGATGCTATTAAATCAAAGCATAGTCAAATTGTAAAAGACTCTCCAGACTTTGTTCCTGGTGCTTGGCGAGAAGCAGCAAAGGGTGTAACTTATGATGAGTTTACTGAGTTAACTAAAGGATTCCAACCATCTGGAAAGATGTATACCTCTCTTGAAATAGAGGGATTAGATGACTTTGGTAATCTTTATACACGCTTTGGTAATAAAGCAATGGAAGTTATGGACCGTCAGGTTACTGGAATTATACGTCAGCCTGCAACTATGGTTACTTATCTAAGACTTCGTAAGTTTTATGCACAATCAGAAAAACAATACACTGATGATTTAGTTAAACAAATAGAAGCAGAAGCAATTGAAAGTGGAAAAAGTTTTAATAGAGCAGACGCCTATCAGATTGCTGAAGCACAAGCACAAAAGTATTTCTCTGAGGTATCTATACAACAGGCTGCAGATGAAGTATTAAAGTTTGTTGATAACCCAACCATTCGTTCTAATTTTGCAGTATCAGCCCGAAACGTAGGTAGATACTATCGTGCTACTGAAGATTTTTGGAGACGTATCTATCGTCTTAAAGATGTATCACCACGAGTTTTATATCGTACTAGATTGGCGCACCTAGGCTTAGATGCTTCTGGTGGTGTGTATGAAGACCAAAATGGTGACCCATACATAATGATGCCAATGGATGATATTATATTCAAGACAGTAGATAACGTTGTTCGCACACTAACACCTGGTGAAGCAGGATTTGGTCAACCAATATTTAATGACTTTACTATGAAGTTAAAATTGGCTAACCCATCCTTTACTCCAGATGCAGGTTTACCTACACTATCTGGACCAATTGGCGCACTAAGCGTTCTTGCTATGAAGAATGTACTTGGTCAAGTTGGTGGAACTGCTGGAGTGAAAGCAGGAGAAGAGTTAGATAACTATGCGCTAGGTAGTATTGGCGATAACATTGATATTGTAAGAGCAATTGTGCCTTCATCTTTAATGAAGTTATATGCAATACTTCCACAAAATGAGAAGAGTAGACAAGAAGCCACAGCAGCAATGCAGGCTATTGCATACAATGCATCTCAAGGATATATGCTAGACCCTAGTGCTACTGACCAAGAGAAGTTTACATACTTAAAGAACATTCGTTTATCAGCCCATAATATTGTGGTTATGCGTTCTATCTTAGGATTGATATCTCCAGTAGCCCCATCTATGCAAGAGTCAATAGATGTACCTAGTTACTTAAAAGAGGTAGGAATAACTGGATTACGTCCAGAGTTCTTTGATATATTAAATGCAGTTACTGAAAAATATAAGGGTGATATCCAAGACCCATATGAGTTAGCAGTGGCTACATTTATTGGCAAGAACCCAGGTAAATTAATTTATACAGTATCTCGTGATGATAAAAAAACTAATGTTATTATTAACAAGACTAAAGAATTAAAAAACTGGGCTATAGATAATAATGATAGTATTAAAACCTACGGTGAAGCAGCATTTATATTTGCACCAAACACTGGTGACTTTGATGTTAGTACCTATGCGTGGCTAGAGGGTGCTGGGTTACTAGGTAATAAAGATTTAGAAACCTACTATAGAGATGTTTTAGTGTCTAGAGATAAGCAGGCTTACTACGATATAGCCAAAGATGAAAAGGCTTTCCTTGCTACATCTGGTGATACCATGTTGCGTAAGGCTATGATTGCAAACTCTACTAGAAAGCGTAATGCATTAAAGGCTAGCAACCCATTGTTAGAGGCAGCCCTTACGGGTGGGGGCAATGAAGTTGGTAGCGAATTAGCAATGCTAACTAGCGTAGAGCAAATTTTAATAGACAATAAAATTACCGTAGATGCTGGTACTAAACAAAGAATGGCTATGGTAACTTCAAGATTAAGACAATTTGTTTCCCTTGCCAACGACCCATCAAAGAGAGAACTATCTAACTTTTCTCAAATTAAAAGAGAAATGAAAGAAGATATTAAGGCTTTGATTGATGACTTACAGACTGGAGACCCAATTTTGAAAGAAGCAAACAGGGCTGTATTCAGGGCTATCCTTGATTTCTACTCCCGTGATACTTACACAGCAAGGGAGAGATTCTAATGTCAATGAGTGGTTTCGGGTTTTCAAAACCTCCTAAAAAAACTAATACACAAATAATACAAGAGCAAATAGATAAACTTAATAAAAAACTTACTGCCTTTAATGGTCCTGATGCAAGAGTTAAAAAATATGCTGTAGGTAGTTCTGAATATAATACAGCAGTAGCCGAGGCTAAAAAATTAAGAGATGATATTGGTGACCTTAATAGAAGATTGGCTGCATCTAAAAGGATTACAGTCCAAGAGGCTTTGCAAAAAGCAAGGGATTCTGGCAATAGCGATGAAGTAAGTAGAAGAACAGAAGAACTTGCTGCAATAAATGCAATTGAGAATAATCCTGGTGACCCTAAAATTCTTGGACCTCAATTTGTAGAGGGCGATGATTTAGGTAATGCTATCAGAGAAGCAGGATTAATTGTAGATACTGACCCTGATAGTGGTAAAAGTGTAATTAGGTCTAATTCACAATCTTGGAAAAATGCTAATCAAGAACATCTTTTTTGGGTAGGTAAAAATAAAGAATACCAAACTGGTGCTGGGGTAACTACCGATGTGCAAGTTTCTGCTGGTTACAATGAACTAGAACAAAAAATTCTTAAAGATGCACAAAGACAACCTGGTGGGATACAGGCTTTATTTGACAGAATGTTTAAAGCAGGATTAATTTCAAGAGAAACTTACAATTCAAAATCAACAACAAATAATGATTTTACTTCTAACTTATTGTATGCATTACGTGAGTTTAGTAAGAAGACAGTTCGTGATTATGAACTTACTGGTGTTAAAAACCCAATGTCATTTGATGAATATCTTGACAAGGAGTTTACTCCAGAAGGTCCAAGGGTAAGTTATGATTCAGTAACTACCACTCGTGATACTGCAGCATCTGACTTAGATAGATTTTTTATGCAGTATCTTGGCAACGGTGCTAGTAAACAACAACACGATGAGTATTATAAACAACTAAGAGCCTTAGAAAAGAAGGCTATTGTAACTAGAACATCAACTGGAACTAGCCAAAATACTGCTGGTGAGTTTATTGATGACTTAGATAAAGCAGAGTTAATGCGTAAGGTTGCTGGTAAAGCCCTTGAAGGTACTGATATTGATACCGTATTAAAAGGTGGTGCTGGCGCAGCCCAGGCTGTTAACGAGGTAATATCCTATGCTCGTTCATATGGTGTAAATATTAATAACAAGGATGCTTTAAATTATGTAGCCAATGAATTAAAACTAGGGCAAGGTGATTTAAAGAAAGTCAACGCAAAGATATTGGCTATATCAAAGGCTACCTATAGTAATTTATCTGATGTACTTACAGAAGATGTTAACTTAAAAGAACTATCTAGTAATTACATTTACAATATGGGAAGAATATTAGAGATAAACCCAGATTCAATTGATGCATTAGACCCAACAATTCAAACAGCACTTAAGAACAATGGAAACAAGGGAACAATGAACTTAACTGATTTTGATAGAATGTTACGTAATGACCCACGTTGGGCTAAGACAACTAACGCTAGAGAAGAAGCATCTAAGTATGCTTTAGAGGTCCTTAAGGACTTCGGATTGATGGCATAATGGCACCCAAGAAACCAGCAGCCCCTAAGATTCCAGCAGTTATTGCTAAACCTTCAGCCCCTGCAACAAAGTCATCAGGTGGTTTTGGCGGTGCAGGCTTTGCTAATTTATCTAAAGCAGCGACTAAATTTGCGGCCAAACCTGCAAGCCAACCAAAGGTTGGAAAAAAAACTGGACCTACAAATAAATTTATTCCTGGGGATACACCACCAAAAGTAGTTACTGATGTAGTTACAGAAGAAGAAGAAGTTAAAACTGGTGGTGAAGATGCAGGTCTTGCCTATGCGAAAATGCAAGATGAGAAAGCAAGAAAAGATGCTTTCGAAATACTTAAGGATGTATTTACTTCCTATGGTTTAGATACTCTAGCCAGTGAAATTGAAAGTTATATGAAAGAAGGCATTGGAACTGGAGAAGCCACTCTTAGATTAAAAAAATCTCAACCATATAAAGATAGATTTAAGGGTAATGAACTACGTCTTGCTGCAGGTAGAAATGTTATTAACGAAGCAGAGTATTTAGACTTAGAAAATAGTTATTCACAAACTTTAAAAGCATATGGTTTGCAAGATTACTTTGGAGTAGGTGTAACTCCTACCCAGCGTTTAGCCCGTCAACAAGCAATGGCAGAAGTAATTGGTGCTGATATATCTGCTGTTGAATTTAAAGACAGAGTATCTACCTCAGTAGATAGAGTTAAAATGGCTGACCCAGGAACAAAGAAAGCCTTTCAAGATTTCTATGGAATTGGCGAAGTAGACCTAGTTAAGTATTTCTTAAATCCAACTCAAACATTAGTTACTCTTAAAGAAAAGGCAACTGCTGCCGAAATTGGTGGTGCTGCAATTGGACAAAACCTAACAGCAACTATGGCAAGCGCTGAAGAGTTGGCTAGATTTGGTATCAATAGAGAACAGGCACAGGCTGGTTACTCAACCATTGCACAAGAGTTACCTACTGCTGCTAAGTTAGGTCAAATTTATAATGAAGAAGGAATTACATACGGACAGGCTGAGGCAGAGCAAGCAACCTTTAAAGGACTAGCATCTGCTAAGCGAAAGAAAGAAAGATTAATAGAAAAAGAAACAGCATCATTCCAAGGTTCATCAGGAGTAGGTGCAGCAGGATTATCAACTACATATTTACGTAGAGGTTCCGCAGCAGGTCAGTTCTAAATAGATTCCCCACACGGATAGACCAGCCCCGTGGGGTGTATAAGTCTGGTAGCAAGAGCCAACCAATTTCCCCGAATTGACTTGTGGCTTGCGACTAATCAACGAATAGAAGGGTGGGTTGCTATGAGCAACAACTACTGGGAAGACGAAGACGAAGACCAAGATAACGATACACCTCTGCAAGGTGATGACTTAGTTAAAAGACTAAGAAAAGCCAAACGTGCAGATGAGAAACGTATCAAGGAACTTACTGAGCAACTTGAGGGATTGTCCAAGGTGCAGCGTGAGAGAGTCGTCAAGGAAGTCCTAGAAAAGAAGGGCGTTAATTTAAAGGCACAACGCTTAATTATGAAAGACTTAGAAGACATTAGTGAAGAGTCAGTTAATACCTGGCTTGACGAAAATGCTGATTTGTTTGGATTAAAAATTGCGGAGCCTGTGAATCCTGAAGAACAAAATAATCGAGCAGCCTTAAGGCAGCAAGATATTGTTACTCAGAATTCATTAACCCCTGAACGTGCGGATGATTTAGAAACAAAAATATCAAATGCACAATCTGCAGATGAGATTCTTGCCATCCTCCGTGCACAATAATAATTAATCCATAGTAATTCTAATCACCTTGGAGGTGACAAATGCCTAATGCCTATACAGGTACAGGTTCGTCCACACTTGGAGGAACCGCTGGTAGTGCAGGTCTTGTCCAACAAGCATATGACCGCTTATTGGAGTTTGCTCTCCGTTCTGAACCACTAATTCGTTCAGTCGCAGATAAAACACCTGCCCGTCAATCAATCCCAGGTTCAACCGTAGTTCTACAGAAGTACGTTGACTTGGCTCAAAAGACATCTACTCTGGCAGAAACAACTGACCCAGATGCAGTAGCACTGTCAACACCAACCACAGTTTCTATTACTCTTAATGAGTATGGTAACTCTGTATTGGTAACACGTGCGTTGGAACTATTCAGCCTTGCTGATGTAGACCCAGCAATCGCAAATATTATCGCTTACAACCTAGCAGATTCTATCGATGCAGTAGCAATGGAGACATTGCGTGGCGGAGATAATAAGATTTTTGCAGGTACAACAGCAACTTCAACAGTAACAGT